AAATATTATAAAAAAAATATAAAAAATAAATTATAAATAAAAATACAAAAAGTATTTAATGTAATGTATATATTTATTATTTTTGTCACTATATTAACTTTCCTTATTACACATTCATTAATTTTTTCATTTTTTTCAATTTTTTCAATTTTTTCAATTTTTTCATTTTTTTTAATTATAAAAAATTATTAAAAAGTATAACAGTATACGAAATTATTTATTAAATTTAACTAAAAGATATTTAAGTATATAACAATTAATCTATATATATGTCAATTACAGAACGTTATATTTATGAACATAAAAAATATAAAAAACAATATGGCAATAAATCATTAGTATTAATGCAAGTTGGTTCTTTTTATGAGATGTATTCTACTGAGACTGAAGGACCAGATCTAAAATACATTGCTGATTTAATTAATACTGTTTGTACTCGAAAAGATAAATCTATTCGTGAAGTATCGATGTCAAATCCTTATCTAGTAGGATTTCCAATGGTAGCAGTTGATAAATTTGTTTCTATTCTTATTAAAAATGGTTTTACATTGGTTATGATTGATCAAGTGACACCACCTCCTGATCCAGTACGTAAAGTAACTAATATCTATTCTCCCTCAACATATATAGGTACATCAAATACAGTTGATACAAATTATGCAACATGTATATATTTTGAGTATGAACAACAAAATAATAATAATAATTTATTATGTGTCGGTTTAAGTGCAATTGATATTTCTACTGGAAAAGTAATAATAGATGAAGGTATCTCGATTATTTCCGATTATGAGATTGCATTTGATTCTACAATAAAATTTATATCAACAACTCAACCAAAAGAAATATTTATTGTAATGAATGGAATTGGTAAATATGATATTAAACAGCTTATTAATCTTTTACAAATTAATGATAATATTGTAAATATTAAAAAATATGATGATAAATATTCTAAAATAAAATTCCAATCAGAATTTCTATCACAAATTTATCAAAATAAAATGAATATGTCAATAATTGAAAATCTTGATTTAGAAAAAACACCATACGCTAGATTAAGTTTAGTTATGTTAATTGATTATATTCGTAATTATTCTGAAAACTTAATAAAAGATTTATCAGAACCACAAATTAATATTGATTCACATCATATGATTCTTGGTAATAATGCTACATACCAACTTTCTATTTTAGAGAATGATTCATTTAATTATCTTAATGGTACAAAATTTAAATCTCTTTACGATGTTGTAAATAATGCGAAAACACCAATGGGTAAACGTTTTATTAAACACATATTATGTAATCCATTAATCGATGATAAAAAAATTAATGAATATTATAATCTTACCGAATTTCTAATTAAAAATAATCTTTATGAAAAATATGCCGATAAATTAAAAAATATTATTGATATTGAAAAATTTAAACGAAAAATGAATATGAAATTATTGCAACCATTTGAATTATGTGATTTTATTGATTCTATTTCATTTTGTAAAGATATCATTACAAATACTATTAATGATAAAATAGATCTACAAATTTGTAAAAATTCAAAAAAGATTATTGATTCTATTGATAAATTTATAATTTTTTGTAATAATACTTTTGTCATGGATGAATTAAAATCAAATATTCTAAGCGATATTAAATCTAATTTTTTTAAAAAAGGGTTTAATAAAGATATTGATACATTATATAATGATTTTCAAACAGAACATAATCTATTAGAATGTATACAAACACAATTTAATAAAATTTTACTTGATTATCAAAAAAAACCTAAACAATCAAAATCTAAAAAAACAAAAGAAAATATAAAGAATAAAGATAATAAAGATGAGGAAGAAAAAACATCATCTTATATTAAAATATCTAATAAAGAATCTGAAGGATATTTTTTAATTATGTCAAAACCACGTTATGATATCATTAAGAAACATTATGAAAAATCAAATGAAAATATTAAAGTTGGAAATAAAGATATCAAGTTTGGAGATTTAGAGATAAAAGATTTAAAAAATTCTATAAAAATATTTATAAAAATTGATAAAATTAATAAAAATGATAAGAAAAAAAATGATAACGATATTGCTGATATAGAAAAAAAACTTTTAAAAATTGTATATGATATATATCAGAATACACTAAAAAATATTTATGATGATTATAATGATATGTTTATTAAAATATGTGAATATATTATAAAACTAGATTATATTACTTCTAATGCAATTACAGCAAAATTATATAATTATGTTAAACCAATATTGTCTAATAAAATAAATAATAATTTAGATAATAATTTTATTAAATGTAAACAGATTAGACATCCTATTGTTGAAAGATTAATTGATTACGAATATGTACCACATGATATTACTTTAGATAATAATATGAATGGTATGTTAATCTATGGATTAAATTCATCGGGAAAATCAGTTATGATGAAAGCTGTTGGAATCGCATTAATTATGGCTCAATGTGGTATGTATGTACCTGCAACCGAATTTTCATATACAATTTATAATTCAATTTATACACGTATTACAGGCAATGATAATATTTTTAGAGGTCAATCATCATTTACATTAGAAATGACAGAATTAAATTCTATTATTAAAAGAGCAAATGATAAAAGTCTTGTAATTGGTGATGAAATTTGTAGAGGAACAGAAAATATTTCTGGTAATGCATTAGTCGCATCAACAATTATACATTTAGCTCGTAAAAAATGTACTTTTATTTTTGCAACACATCTTCACGAATTAGTACATTTAGAATCAATTAAAAATTTATCAAATGTTAAAGCATATCATTTAGCAGTAGATTATGATCCAAAAACTGATACTCTTATTTATGATCGCTCATTAAAAGATGGTTCAGGTGATAAAGTTTATGGAATTTTAGTAGCAAAATATATTATTGATAATAAAGAATTTATGGAAGATACTATTAAAATAAAAAATGAACTAACAAATTCATTTTCGAGTATGATTTCTGGAAAAAAATCTCGTTATAATTCTGATCTATTCGTATATAAATGTGAAAAATGTGGTAAAACAGAACAAGAAGGAATAAAAATGTTGGAAACTCATCATATTAACTTTCAATCTAATTGTAAAGACGGATTTGCAATTGATAAACCACATATTGCAAAAAATGCATTGAGTAATTTAGCAGTTATTTGTGAATCATGTCATGATGCATTACATAAAAATGAAATAAAAATAGAAAAAAAAGTATCAACTTCTAAAGGTAAAAGATTATTATAAGTTAATAAAAAAATAAAGTTAACTAAATAAAATTTCTCCTGATTTAATTATATCATAATTTTCATTTAATTTAAAATTACAATTATAATATTCGGCGATTTGAGTAATTTTTTCATCAATATTTTTAACAAAACAATTAATAAGATTAATATCTGTATTAGATAATTGATAATAATATATTGGACTAGATTTACATTCAACTATGTAATTCATTAATTTTTTATCTTCAATATCAATGTTTTGTATTTTATTTATAATTTCTTTTAGAATTTCTAAAGAATTTTCATCAAAAATCAATAGTTTAAAATCTTTTTGTATAATATATGGTTTTTTTATTATCATGTTTTGTATTTCTGTATTAAAATTTTTTATCACGCTTTCTATATTTTTAAAATTTTCTTTATTTTCAAATTTTTCAATATTTTCAAATAATATATCAGAATTTATTAAAATTGATTCATATAATTCTTTTGGTAAATTTTTATTTGAATTGATACATTCATCATATATAGATGGATCTAAATTATTTTTAATAATTTCTTCGTGTATATTTTTATCTAACTTTAATATATCTGATATTTTATTTATCAAATTATATATTTTATTTTGATAATCATAACAGTCTTTTAGTAATATTCTTGAATCATTTTTAATTTTAGAATATGATAAATCGTATCCTTTTTCAGTAGAAATAATAACAACTGGAAAGATTTCATTACGTTTTACTACTTTTTTAATATTTGAATTATATCTGGTTATTTCAGTACATAAAACTAGCCCATCAATATTATCATAATCAATGAGTTGGACATAATTTTGATCTTTGTTTTTTTCAGATACTTGCACAAAGACAATTTCATGAAGTTCAGGTTGTTTAAATTTATACATTCTAATTATATTTAATTACATAGTTAATTATATATTCAATAACACTGTTTTTTTCAATTTTTTTAGAAGGAAAATTTGCTTTAGCAAATGATCTTTAGAACAATTATTATTGAATCTTTTTAGAAGGATAATAAAAAATATAAAAAAATTTAACATATATTAAACATATTAACAAATAGTTAATATAAACCATATTATTTTTAAATCATCATCTTCGTAAAATGTTATCGTACAATTTTTGGTATAATGATTATTTAATTTTTTAAGTTTATCTTCAAATAAAAATATATGGTCTCTAAATTCTATTTGATTAAACATATCTCTACGTAGACAATTATAAAATATTATTTCACCTGGTTTTGGATTGAATCTATTTAATTCATTTTCTTTTGATATTTTTTTAAAAATAATATCATCAAAATAATCATAATTTAAAGTCTTTAATAATTGTGATATATCTTTTTCAATGTCATTAGAAAATTCAATATTATGATTATAATTTTTATAATTTAAAAGTGATTTTTTTGTATATAATATATCAGACATGTCGTCAAATGATATATGTTGTATATTTAATTCTATTTTTTTTGGTTTATATTTAAAATTTTTCTTTTTGATATTTAAATTTATCTCATTCACTTTTTTTTCATATTCTTTATTAAGATTAATAAAATAATCTTCTGATATATTTGGTGTTTCTAACATTATAATATTTTATATTATTATTTAGTTAACTTGTATTATTATTTTTAGATAACTTTCCAGTCAGATAATCTATATATATACATATAACCATTTAGATAATCAATATATAGTGAACCATTATTTATTCCAGTTTCGAATGGTGTAGGTGGACCATTACCGTATTTAATTTTAAATAATTGTGTACCTGATATATCATTAATATATATTTCATTTGATGCAGAAGAAACAATATTAATTGTTGTACCAGATATATTAACATCTGATGTACTTGTAAGATTTAAAGGAGAACCTACAATATTTCCGGTGATATTTATATTATTACTTGCATCTATATTTATATTTTCTGTACTTGTAAGATTTAAAGGAGAACCTACAATAGTTCCGGTGATATTTATATTATTACTTGCATCTATATTTATATTTTCTGTACTTGTAAGATTTAAAGGAGAACCTACAATATTTCCAGTTATATTTATATTATTACTAACATCAATATTTATATTTTCTGTACTTGTAAGATTTAAAGGAGAACCTACAATATTTCCAGTGATATTTATATTATTACTTGCATCTATATTTATATTTTCTTTACTATTTAAATTTATATTACCACTCGAATCAACTGAAAAATTTGCCGAAAATTCTACAAATGCTTTATATAAATTTTTAATATATGCATTTAGTGTATTAAATCTGTCATTAATATATGGCGGTATTATATTACTCATATAATTATATATTATTATATAATTATATATTTTTAAATAAATTTATTCTTCTATTTTTTTCTTTTTGATAATTTTTTTTGGTTTATCTGATTTTGTTATTAATTTTATTTCAAATTTATTATCATTTGTTATAATTTCTATATTACTAATATTATTAACAATCGCATTATTCGAATCATAATCAATATCTTTTGATTTTAATGTAGAATTATTTAATAATTCTAGAATTTGATTTGCAAATTTATTAGATTCTGTATCTGTAATATTATGTTTTTCTGTAAAATATTTTTCTAATCTATTTAATTTTTGTGGTTCTTTTAATCTGTAAAATTGTTTTTTCATAGATAGTAATTCTATTTGATCTATTTTATTATCAAATTTATCAATTTTACTTTCGGTCGGTTTTTCTAATTTTTGTAAAATTATTTGTATCTGATTTTTGGTTATTTCATCTTCTGTATATTCTAATTCTAACTCATAACGTTCTCGTTTATTACGAATAATTAATTGTGAAATATCCATTTGTTTATATAATTTAATTGTTATCAAGTTAACTTAATTAAAATATAAATCAATTTTTTTTGAATTCGATGAACAAAAAAAATAGTAAATTATATTATATATGATATACAAGTTATTATTATTAATTATTATAATATATGGAATTTATTATCTAAATGATAGATATGAACAATATTTAAAAAAAAGAAAGATAGATATAATAAAAAATGATAAGATAAATAGAATATATGATGATAAACGTATTGTCGATATATTGTACAGTATACAAACATATTATAGATATAATCAGGAAGCATTTGAAGAATTGATAAAAAATTTAGAATTATTCTTAGAATTATATGAATTAATAAAAATAGACAATGATAAATCAAATGATCTATATTTTAATATGATAGATAGAAAGAAAAATATTATTAATACATTAATATCGTTTAGAATAAGATTACCCGATGAATATAATATAAATGATGTAATAAATGATATGAATGAAATACTAGATGATTATATATATAAAGTTAATAAAATTCACGAAAATTATGTTAAACAGAATGGTATAAATTATACAACAAAATTATATAATTTAAATGATTATGATGCATATAATGTTGATCATAATTTAGTTATGCCAAAAGAAAAATTATTATTTAATAGGATATAATTTTACAGGATATAATTTTACAGGATATAAAATTATGAGTATTAAATTATCAATAATTTTACAGGATATAATTTTACAGAATATAAAATTATGAGTATTAAATTATCAATAATTTTACAGGATATAATATATGAGTTATGAAGATAGATTAAAAACAGCAAATATATCATTTAAACGTAATCGTGAACATGATATGTTATATAAACCAAAACCAGTATTGTATACATATTATCAAATATGTCAATTTCCAATTCCCAATACAAAAGATTATTCGGTCCGTCGTTTAAAGATTAATGAAAATTTTGAATTTGTTGATATAAAAGAAAAACAATATAATAAAAAAAAAATAGAAAAATTTGTAGATAGAACACCAGAAAATAAATTTTCAACATATCCAACATTTAATATAAAAACTGTTGCCTATCCCAATCCTGATCAGATTATTTGTGCAAATTCTGAACTTCTTAAATAATAAATTAGTTAAGAATATTATCCTAACATCATCATAATAATAGCAAAAACAATTAATAATATACCAGTGAATAAATAAGCATTGCTTATATCTGATTTTGAATCACAATAATCATCATTAAATTTAAATTGAGGAGGGCTTTTTTGTAAAAGTTTTTGTTGTTTTTCTCTTTCTTTATATACTTGTTTTTTATAGTCTTCAAAATCTAAATTATTTAATGCTTCCTGTTGTAATTTTTGTCCAGAAATAGCTGGTTTCATAGTTACAGACATATATAATATATATTTTTAAAAATAATATAATATAATCTAAAATATATAATATGGATAAGACTCATGTTGAGAGATTAAAAATTCTTGGACAAAAAATCATTAATACATGAGGTTATTGTGGTAGTTCTACATATATAACTTTATGTGAACAAGTAGGATTAATGATGATACAACCAGTTACAACCGAATTACAAAAATATAAAGATGAAGTTACATCTTTTGTTAAAAAAAATATTAATAAACCAATAGAAGAAAAGAAAAAAAATGTTATTGAAGAATTAAATAAATTAAATTTACCAAAAGATTTTGAATATAATATTACAAAAAGTATAACAGATGTTAATGTTTCAAAAATATTTGATGAAATAAATTCTTTAACATCAGATCAATATGAAGCTTTGTATATATTATATAAAATTATTATTATGTTACAAAATAATATAATTAATAATAAAAAAAGTAGTAATGGTAATATATTTTTTATCAATGAGATTATAAAATTAATAATAATAATAATTAATCCAAATATAAATGATCAATATAAATTGGGTGATGTACAATATGGCGGAGGGGATGGATGGTGTGCAATTGGTACGTGGGGTACTATTGGTAGTGCTATTGCGACAGGAGTTACATTAGGTGCAGCGTTCCCTGCGCTTATAACGTTTGGTGTAATATTTATTATAGCTTGTAAGCCATATAAAAAAAACTAATAAATTTATATCAACGAATAAAAATTGAATTATAATTAACTAAAATCAGTTAACTTAAATATAATACTATAATATATAATAATGCTTTACATGGTATGTCCTACTTGTGGTGAATTACTCGGTGATAAACAAATTCCATTAAACGACGGTCTTAAAAAAATATGTGATAAATATAATATTAATGATGAACTTTTATCACGTGGTTTTGATAAAACACCTGAATTTATTGAAGCTAGATCAAAACTAATCCAAGAACTATTTATTAATGTATGTTGTAAAATGCGTGCATTAAATTATTTAGAACTTGTCAAATTAATAAAAGGTTAATTCTTATTTACTACTTGAATATGTTTGAAAGAATTCTATTAATTTATTTATGTTTTCAGTTGACAAATTAATGTTTATTATTATTTTTTCGCCTCTCGAAAAGTTAAAAAAGTTTAATTTATATTCTTCTCTTATATTCATCATAATATTATACATTAATAACTGTAATATATGCTTTAGATTGATATCTTGAACAACTTTAATTTCCCATAATTCATTATGTTTATCAATAAGATCAATTTCTCCAATAAGATTATAATTTTCAATATATTGATTATTAACATCATAATCAAAATCATTTTCATTAACATAATTTTCAATTTCAGTTAATAAATCAGCATATCTTATTAAAATAGAATTAAATTTTTCACCACGATTATCGATATGATAATAGTGTTGTGTTGATAATGCATGATGAAATACTTCACATATAAATATTAATTTTCGTAATTTTTTAATATCTAGACACTTAATATATTTATTATAATTTTTTTTAATATAGTCTAGATTATTTTTAACAAATCTTTGATAATATTCATTATTTAATATAAATGTATAATTATCAAAAGAAATATTAAATTTTTTATATTTTAACTTCATTATTAAAAGATCATTATATATTTTTGATGAAACTTTATTTTCATAATCTTTAATTTTATCCCACGTAACATTTGATCTATTTTTATTTATCCAATCATATGTTTGTTGATTTTCACATTCTATAATATTTTTATCAGATACTAGATTTTTAATATCATTATATGTTCTTAAAGGTTTATTATATTTTAAATTTAAACAATTAATAAAATATGATTCAATAAATTTTCCTAAAAATATTGGTGATACATATTCTACTTTTGTAAAATCAGAATCATATAAACGGTCTGTATTTCTTTCTAGATTTTCATAATTTATTAAATTAGCAATATCATTTAATACTCTGATTGGAAAATTATCAATAATTTTTGTAATACGATTATCAATTAAATTCTCAGTATTATATTTCATTAATGGAAATTTTAATTCAGTAAAATTTTCTGAATTTAATTGATAATGTTCTGATTCTATTTCTTGAAACCAATGATTAATACTCATTGATTTTTTATTTTCTTCTACAATAATATCAAGTGATTCAATTGCTCTGGTTGTACCTACATATAATAAATTACGCTCATTATGATGTTGCTGTTCAGTAAAATTATAATAATTAATTAAACTTGGTTTTGCTCCGATTAATATTATATTTTTCCATTGTAATCCTTTTGAACCAAAAATAGTCATCAATGCAATATGTTCAAGAACTGGTTCAAATTTCATATTAGGATTACTTTCTTCTTTTGATTCATCATAAAATTGAGTAAATTTTATATTATAAGATGTTAATAAGTTTGCAATCATACATAATCCACTAGAATAATTTATTCCAATGCGTCCTTTTACTGGAGATAAAATTGCAATATCTGATAATTCTACATTATTATCAATTAATTCTGCTAATATTTTTAATATATTTTCTTGTGTATTTCCTATATGAAAAATAGGTTTTTTATTTATGTTCCCTTTTGTCGATATAATTGGATGAGTTTGATCCGAACGTAGATTTTTTGAAAAATCTATAATTTCTCGATGAGAGCGAAAATTAGTTGTAAGTAAAAATTCTTTAGCTTGAAAATTCATAAAATATTTTGAATCAGAATCTCTAAATTGAAAAATATTCTGATTACAATCTCCAATAAAATGTAATGTTATATTTAATTTATTCTTTAAATTAATTAATATATTATATTGAATTTCATTTAAATCTTGTGCTTCATCAATAAAAATACATTTTATTTTATTTAATTTATCATTTTCTTGTAATATTTTTATATCAGAGTTTTCAAGATATTCCATAAACTTAAACGATAATAAAGATACATCAATTTTATTATTTGAATCAATAATATATTTTGATAATGCATCGATTGTTGAGATATATTCATGATTTATTAAATTAAGTTTATCGACTAATTTTACTCTGTTAATAATATCATCACGTGCAAGACGACCAAAAACAAGCAGATAAATCTCATCAGATTTATAAAAATTATTTTCTAATAAAAATATATTTCTCAGTACAATCACCTGAGTTTTTCCAGAGCCCGCACAGGCTGATAATTTTGTATTATTCCTTTCAGGATAGGTAACATAATTATATTGTTCTTCAGTTAATATATATCCTTTGTATTCCATTTTATAGTATTTATAATATAATTTACTTAAATTATTGTTAACTAAATTATTGTCAACTAAATTATCAATTTTTTAATTTTTTTATTTTTTTGTTATTAAAGAATAATATCTAATACGTATATATTATATCCTTTATCCAACGGCTAAAAATATAAAAAGTTAAAGGAATGTTAATTGACGTAGGTGTTATAACACCTATTCGTCAATTAAAGAATAATAATAATCTTATGACTAATTATGAAATATATTGTTATAAATATTATAATTATAATATTATTTATTTTTATAAATGTTAGTATTAATTTTCATTTAATTTATAAAAGTAATAATAAACATAGACATAAAAATTCAGATTCACTATATGCTCATTTTAGCATGATTGATACATATAATTATTTTATTTTTCCAAAATTAATATTTACAAATCCATTATATTATAGATTAAAAAAAGGTAAATCATTATATATTCCAAAAAAATGGTGGCATTGGGTAAAAACTACAAAAAAAACTTTCGCTATAAACTATTGGTTTAATAATAAAAATAAACAAAAACCATTTATACTTAACCATACAATTAATTATGATATCAATTTATTAAATGATGAAAATGTATGTATATGGAATTCAAAAAAAAATAATGATAATAAAAATAATACATATACACAAAATTTTAAAAAATTTTATAATTCCAATCTAAATGATAGATATTTAATAACATTAGATAATTATGGTGCAGGTGAAGATAATATACACATAAAAAATAAATTATTTGATCATGTAAAATTTCCAATTAATAAAAAATTAATTTATGATGATAATTATACTTATAATATTTGGATTTCAAGTGGTACACATGATACTGGATTACATTATGATGATGAAGATGGTATTTTGACTGTAATTTCTGGTGAAAAAGATATAATATTATTTCCTCCATCAGATACAAAATATTTATATCCTTATGAAGTTAATTATAAATGGAAAAAAACTGATGCATTAGATTTTAGATATAATAGTTTTTCAAAATTTGGAAAGATCGATGGAATATGTTCTGGAGAATTATTATATATAACATGTAATAATGATATACGTGTATTAAATAATATATCTAAATTATATGAAAAATTTAATAATTTAATTTGGGGATTTAAAAAATGCAATAATGAATATAGATATGAAATATATAATTATACTCTAGATAATAAAATTAGAATAACATCATGGGATATATATTCAAAATCATATAATATTGGTGATGAAGAACATTATTATTTTAAAGTAGATGATAATACACCAGCTGGATTACCTTTTTGGGGTTATGGTAAATATAAAAAAAATAATATTATTTATGAAGAAAGTAAAATTTTTGTATTAGATAGTTATGAATCTTTTTATAAAAATTATGATGAATATATGAATAAATTATATTATAAATCAATAAAAGATATATTTAGAACAATTATATTAGAAAAATATAAATGTTATGAAATATGTATCGCAAATAAAAAACTAAATCAAATATTTGTACAATATATGGGTATTACAAATAATGAATTTGTAAATTTTTTAATTGAAAATAATTATCCATCATATATAATAGAATATGTTAAAAATCAGATTAAAATAAATAAATATAATATTAATAATGAAATTACTATTGTTTATGATACAAACACATTAGATATTATAAGAAGCGGCTTTTACGGGAATTTATCTGAATAAATTCCTCCTTAAAATTATTTAGAATTTTTATTTCAAAAACTTTCTTACTTTATTCTTAAGTTTGTGTGGATCTGGTCTTGCGTCTATATCATTATTAATTGGTATTGAATTTAAAACTATTCCGACACCATGTACACCGCCAGAACGAAACACAAATACTTGGTAAGGTTCTATATATTCGGGGCGTTGTTTAAATTTAAAAGTTACATATGCAAAATCTTTTGATTTAATATAATCTTTTGAATCATTCTTTAGTGGTTCTAATATCATCCGTCCAGTTTGTCGAACATTACCAATCTGAAGCATTGGCGAATAGCCATCACGTAGTGTTGCAGAATGATGAAAAATAGTTATTGCTGCGGTTATATGATATGTAAGATAATTTTTTATCATATCTTTATTTTTAAGTAATACCATTCCTCCTCTTAGTGTTTTTCGGTTTATTTCTTTATCATTTGTACCAATTGCTATTGTTATTCTAGAATGGTCTCCGGCTGACATTATTTTTTGTTGCATATAATTTTGCATAGATTTTACTTTGATTTCTTTAAATTCTTTTCCAAAAGGTCCAAGATATAAAACATCACCAACATTAATAATACCACCACGATTCATTCCTGCCAAAATTAAACCAATACCATTCTTATTATAAATTCCATCTACAAAGAATACATGATCTGTATTATTTTTAGGTTTTTCAAAAAGTTTGGGATCCATATTACTTATAAAAGATTTAATAATACGATTATTACAACGTTCATCTGGTTTTTTTGTTTCATCTTCATCAAAATTTCTCCACATATTACGTACTTTTAGTTCACATAGAAGTGTTTGAATAAAATCAAGATAATAACCATTTTTATTTGAAATGGTTATTACTGGAATTTTTAGTTGTTTAGAATTATCTGAACGCATATATGATTTTATTTCATCTATCTTTTGTATTTTATAAATATCTGTTTCACATGATTTATTATAAGGAGAATTAATAAAGTCTGCTGGAACTTTAATAAAATTCTTACAATAATTTTCAACCATTTTTCTAGATTCATTATAAATTGCTTCTGGTGTAATATCATAACGTGTTAGAACTATAATAATTGGAACATTATTTGACATTAATATTGTAGCATGTTGTTTTGTCATAGGTAATATACCTTTATTTGAACCAACAATCAAAAAAGAATAATCAGGATAATGACTTGATATACCATATGCTGTAGTCCTAAAATATTTTTCTTGCCCACATAGATCTATTAATGTTACTGGGCGATTGTTTTGAGTTAAGAATGTTTTAGTAGAGATACTAGATGTTTTTTTTGAATTAATTTCGTGTTGATGTCTAGCAATAGTTAATCTGGCACTACCGTCACCATTATCTAGTTTTCCTGATGTTATTACACCGATAAATGTAGATTTACCAGAATCAGCTGATCCTGCAACCGCAATTCCAAGTTCTGTATTAAAAGGTATAACAGTGTTATCCATCTTGTATGTATTATAATGTATTATAATCATATATATTTATTTGATTATAATATTTTCAATTTTTCTTAGAAGAAAAATTATTGAGGTTTTTTAACTGAAACAATCTTTTCTTAGAAGAAAAATTATTGATTATGCTTTAGCATGTGAAACAATTTTTTCTTAGAAGAAAAATTATTGAGGTTTTTTAACTGAAACAATTTTTTCTTAGAAGAAAAATTATTGAGGTTTTTTAACTGAAACAATTTTTTCTTAGAAAAAAAATTATTGAATATACTTTAGCATGTGAAACAATTTTTTCTTAGAAAAAAAATTATTGAATATACTTTAGCATGTGAAACCATTTTTTCTTAGAAAAAAAATTATTGAATATGCTTTAGCATGTGAAACCATTTTTTCTTAGAAAAAAAATTATTGAATATGCTTTAGCATGTGAAACCATTTTTCTTGAAAGATTACTTGATAGATTATTTTAGATTTTGAATAATTTATTCAAAAACATATCTGGTATTAACTGGCATCTTATTTAATTTAACAATTTTTGCAATATTATTTTTTTTAATAACATATATATTATTATTTAACATATTACCAGTTATGGTAGTACATATCATATTTTCGCGTGAATTATCATATCCAAGAAATATATATTCAGTATCATTATTTATTTCTTTTAAAATAGTCCCTGGATTATATTCTTGATCACTTAATGATAATTCATTGAGAGATTTGTTTACCTCATCCGTAGACCACGATAATGTATTTACAACAGTACTAACAATATTATTAATTGTTTTTATCATAATATTAATTTATTAATAATATTTAGTTAACTTATTTTATTTTTTAGGTTATTTTTTAGATTATCAATTTAGTAAAAAATTGATAATTAAATTTATTATAATTAATTTTATTAGAACTTTGTTATAATTTAAATAAAATGATATATAGAGATAAATATATATATTTATTAATTATTGAAACAATGTACAAAACAAAAGATTATCTTTTAAAATTTAATAAAAAATATGATATAAAATCAAAAGATAAATTAGACGAACTTATTGATTTTCTGTATAATAAAATTAATACAGAATATAATATTACATTAAATAAAAAAGAATTTATTGATGTATTTTCTAAATATTCATATTTTAAAAATAATAATCTAATTCTAGATACTACATATAAAACAAATAATAATTATAATATTCTTACAAATATTTTTAATAAACAAAAATGTTTACCTATACGTCATAATGGTGTTAACAATCTATTTGGACCATTTGGCTCACAATGGATTCATGATATTCAAGTAGATGATGATGTTTCAAAATCAGAAATATTACGAAGACGTTTACAATTTGAAAAATTAAATTCAATTAAATATCCAGCACAACGTTCTCCCGAATGGTATACACAACGTGATGGAAAAATTACTGCATCGGATGCAGGTGTTGTAATTGGTGAAAATAAATATGAATATCCATATAAAATGATTGTAAAAAAAATAAGAGAAACATTTCAAAATAATGAAGCTACATATCATGGAAAAAAATACGAAGATATTGCTAAATTAATCTATGAATATAGAATGAATGTACAAGTACATGAATTTGGTATGTGCGAACATCCAACAATAGGATGTTTAGGTGCATCACCTGATGGTATTGTTACTCCTTATAAAAATGATAATGTGCATTTAACGGAATTAGTTGGACGTATGTTAGAAATAAAAGTACCATTGTCGCGTAAAATAGAAAAAACCGGAGAAGTAAAAGGTGTAATTTGTCCAATATACTATTGGGATCAAGTTCAATTACAATTAGAATGTTGTGATTTAGACGAATGTGATTTCTGGCAGTGTACATTATTAGAATATACATCATTTGAATCTTTTTTAAACGATACATGTATATCAGAACCATTCAGATCGAAAACAACATCTTTTGAAAAAGGTGTACTCATACAACTTTTGCCTACAGATAAGATTGTTAAGAAAACTAATCCAGATTATCTCAAAGTTGTTCACGAATATGCAAAATTTATACATCCTCCAAAAATAGAAATGACTCCTGAAGATTGTCAAAAATGGATTAATGATGAATTAAATAAATTAGAACAAACAAATCCAAATTATTCCCTTGATAGAATTGTGTATTGGTATCTCGGAGTTTCACATTGTGAATTAATTAAAAGAGAAAAAGATTGGTTTGAATCTGTAAAACACAAATATATTGAAATGTGGGATAATATTACATTTGTTCGATCTGATCAAAAATATAAAACTTTTATTTTAGATATTGTTGATAATGTAACTTTAAATGATAAATTTAAAGATAAATATATTGAAGAAAATAAAAATAAATTTATATTCAAATTATTAGAAGCTATAAAACAAAATAAATCTAAATATTATAACATATATAAATTATATAAGTCATATAAATTCGAAAATATAAAAAATAAAGACGATATTAATACAAATTTAGAAGATATTATGACTAAATTATAAAAAAATATATATATACATATTATATAATAATATGTATAAAATTATTAGTATAGTTAGTATTATATTTAATATAGTTTTTTTAATTATTATATTAAATATGTATTATAATACATCAAATAAAATAACAAAAAATAATATTGATTTATCAATATATTCATCAAAATCAATATGGAAAAGTGGAGAATATTTAAAAATTGGTGACTTTAAAGAATCACCAAATGGAAAAGTAAAAATTTATGTTGCTCTTATAGATGATAGCATTAATTTAATGATAAAAGATCTAAATTTATATTATAGAGATTTTAGTGGAAACAAAATATATGATAGAGATTTAAATATTTATTGGATGGAAGAATTTAATAAACATAAAAATGATTTATGTTATCAATTAGTTGATGGTAATAGATTTAATTTTAGAATTGGATATGTTAAAAATAATACATTTACTAATATTTTTGATGAATGTATTAATAATTGTGATAGTTTTAAGGTACTAAAACACGCAGATGACAAAATAAATAAGATCATCCCTGTAAAAAAGACACGTATCGCAGTTACATCTGAAGAAAATATAGGTAACGCGATTTCATCTGTAAAAACAGTATATGATATGAGTGGCAATAAAATTGATTCATATAAAGAATTAATATATACTTATGATAATAACGGTAATATTATTGAATCATTAAAAGAATTTGATTTAGAAGGTTCATATAAAGAAGGTTCATATAATGTATATAACATAAGTTATATATTATTACGTGATGATGGTGCTTTTATATTTGATAAAAATAATATATTGCAAGGTATTCTATAGTTATGTATCGGATTCAGTCTTAAAATTTGGATTTCTAAATATTTTTTTTCTTAATTTATTTACTTCTCTATCTTTTATTCTATTTTTTGTAATTTCATCAAATGATTTACCATTTAATAATTCTAAAATAAAGTTTATAGAATACACACCACATTCTGAATTTTCAAACTGATGTCGTGTTCTATTTACACGTATTTTACAACGTTTACCTTCATTTTTTGATTCATAATAATAAATAAATTTTTTAAATAATTCAATTACTCTTTTTTCTGGAGGTGATCCATATGAATCAAAATAATAAACGTGTCCATTTTTTACATCAGCAAATCCTGCTGTCCAATGTGATCCAGATTGCCAACTTTCATCTAAATTAAAAATAATACCAAATTTTGTAACACCATCTTTAACTTCTTTATCGATATTAATGTCAGCTACACCTTTTAAATTTATTTTTTGAAAATCCATAGGTACTGCACCTAAAAAAGAAAATTCTTTAATATTCATTTCATATTGATTCATAACCTCATCAATATTTAATGTATTTAACCATTCAAAACGACCATTTGGTCCGAGTGGTCTAAATGTAAATTTTTCTAATTCTACTTTCATAAATTCATCCATATTTTTTATAAAATCTTGTTGTGCCCAACATAATTGACCATCACATATATTTTTATATTTATTTTTTATTTCCCGTAATAAATATTTTTTATATCTCTTTGGTTTTAATATCTCTGTTCTACAACTTAATTTTATTTTATCTTTATGTGTTTTATTATATGCATTAACCATTTCAATCAATACAGGTAATACAATACATGAACCTGCTTCGAAATTTTTACCAGGTGCACAACGTTTTTCATCAAATTTTTTTGTTTCTATTTTATCTGTACTTACACTTTCTAAAGCACTTGTATTTATACATATATTATTACTCATATATATATTAAAATTATAGAAAAAAAATATATTTTACAAATTATTATTTAGTTAACAAATCATCATATTTTGTTAGATCGATGTTATCATCAAATAAATAACGAATATTATTTATTATAAGACCTTTAAAAACTAAATTTTCATCAAGAACTAATCCAGTATTATCTATATATAATTCTTGATTATCTATTTTAATTTTTGTAAAAATTTGTTTATTTGGTTTACTTAATTTACCATATACTACATTTATAATATCATTTTTATCTTTTTTTAATTCTGGATACATATCAATGATAACATTTATAACCTTTAATCTATCATCCATTATGTTAAATGTTGGCGATTTAATATCTGTCATTATTTGTTATATAATTTACTTTATTTTGTTAAAATTACGTATAGTTAACTAGAATATTATTCAATTTTTTTATTTATCACATTCAAATTCTAATTCAAGAGAATATAATTCGCCATTAAAATCATGGAAATCTTCTTCTTCTGGTGTAGGTGTATCTTTAATCTGAATTATCAGACAATCTAATTCGGAAATAGGCTTGTCTAATTCAATTAATTGAGTTATATCACCTTCCGTATTAATCTTGTACAATGGTTTTGTATTAATATTTGTGAAACTAACAAATATATTAGATATATATAATGGTGAACATGATTCGGATACATATTTAGATGAATTTTCATATTCTGTTTCCGTAAATCCTAAAAATCTTCCAAATGACTTTTCTCCACATTCTATTTTAAAATCTTCATCATTTGTATTTTCTATAATTACTCTACCCTTCTTATCAACTTTACATATAATGTTTACATCTTCTAAATTTTCAGTAATACCTTCAATTAAATCATCTAATGGATAAACTCCATCCTCTAATTCTATCTTTTTTGTTTGGTCTCCAATAATTATATTTAATTTATTATATGGCTCTTTTATTTCTGGTGTTATATTAATATTATTTACTTTTAATTTAATATTTGTTATATTTTTATATGTTGTATCAAATTTTTCTTTAAAATCTATCATAAAATCAGAATAATATTTATTGTCTTCGTTTTCTGGTGATATTTCTAATTTTACTTTTTGTCTCTTTACTTCTGGTCTTGTTTTTGTTTCAGTTTTGGGTTTAGTTTTAGTTTGAGGTTTAGTTTGAGGTTTAGTTTGAGTTTTTGGTTTAGCTTGAGTTTTAGATGTTTTTTTATTAGTATTATTTTTATTATTAGAATTTGAGTCATATGATGATTCTGAATTATTAGATAATTCTGAATTATTAGATAATTCTGAATTAGATTCTGATTCTTCAGATTCAGAATATTTTTTATTAAATTTTGTACCTTTTGAAAATTTTACATTTTTTTTCAGATTTTTACTATTTTTTTTATTATATTTTTTACTATTTCTATTTTTTTTATCAGAATCTGATTCTGTTTTAGATTCAGATTCAGATTCAGAATCAGATTTAGTTTCTGATTCAGTTTCAGATTCAGAGTCAGATTTTTTTCCTTTTTTTGATTTATAATTTTTTACTGCTTTTTTAAGTCCATTTTTTTTATTCATATTGTTTTTTTTCATATCAATTATCATTTGTAATAATTTCTTTTTTCTATCTGTCTCGTCCTCTTCTGAATTATCAGATTCTTCAGATTTATCTGAATTATCAGAATTATGTTGATTTAGTTTGGATTTAACATATTTTTTATTTTCATATGATTGCACATCATCATCTTTTATATAATTTTTATTTTTTTGTTTACGTATTTGAGATTCTATTTCTTCGGGCGTCATGTGTAATAATGCTTGAGGGTCCATACCTATACTATTTGCTACTTGATTTCTCATATCACTAACTCTATTTAGTAAATCAGCATTTGTTCCCTCCCTACCACCCATTGAAAAATTTTGATTCTGTTTTTTAGAATTATTTCTTTGCTGATAACTTCTATCGTTGTTCATATTGTTCATATTGTTCATACCGAAAGAATTTGTTGAAGACACATTCTTACGATTAGAGTTATCTATTGATAACTCGTAATCATTCATATTATTCATATTGTTCATACCGAAAGAATTTGTTGAAGACACATTCTTACGATTAGAGTTATCTATTGATAACTCGTAACCGTTCATATTATTCATATTATTCATATTATTCATATTGTTCATATTATTCATATTGTTCATACCGAAATCACCCATATTCATACCATTCATATCAAAATTGTTAAATCCGTCCATATTTCCATAATTTTCCATATTATTTTGTTGTTGCTGTTGTTCATATCTAGAATCGGAACCATCTAATCTAAAATTTATTTCTTGTGGTCTTCTATTTGGTACACCAACATGTGGATTATATGCAGTTGGATTATTAAACATATCACCACCCATTCCACCACCCATTCCACCACCCATTCCACCACCCATTCCACCCATTCCACCCATTCCACCACCCATTCCACCCATTCCACCCATTCCACCCATTCCACCCATTCCACCACCCATTCCACCCATACCATTTCCATTAAAATTATCATATTCGGCTTTTCTCATCATCATACGGTGTTCGAGATCATCTTTCATTGCATTTTTATCACCATGTTGCATCATATCATTTTGATTTCCAAAAAACATTTTTTTTCCAACAGTACCATCAGCAGTTATAAATTCTCCATCATTTGACGCAAGTTGGGAAAAACTTGCATAACCACCTGCATCCGCAGGTGTTCCTAATTTATTTTCTTCTCTATATTTTGGTCTACGTTCTACTTTATTTCTTCTATTACCGTATAATTCTTTATCACGTTCCATTTTATATCTATTTAGATTTTGTCCAGTTGTTTTGGTATTTTGGCTATTTCTATATTCGGTTACTGCTAATTTTAGACATTCCGAATTAAGTTTTTTTATAATATCTTTTTTATCGCCACTTAAATTATTTCTATTTTGATCAAATGTATTTCCCATTTTCTTTTTTAACCAAATTTTACATGCATTTTGTGCATTTGGAGTATCTCCTATATCTTCAAAAAATGATGTAAATTTTTCACTTAATTTAGTTAAATTTTTATCGGAATAAATAAAATTTGTTATATCTTCCATATATTTATTATATTTTATAATAAAAATATTTACTTAACACACCTTCATAATAATGTTAACTTAATAATAATGTTAATAATAATGTGTAAACTCAATAATAATAATTTTATTTTATTATATTATATGAGTTTTAGAAATCCTTCTCAATTTAGCCTTGATAGAAATATATATAATCAATCAAATTTTAATCAATCTTATAATAATATCCAAAATGTAATTCCTCAACGAGATATTAGAAATAATAATAATGTTCTTCATAATAATATTAATGATCCAATGGTATCTGAAATTGTAACTGAATATACATTACATATTGATAGTGCGGATAGAGATACAACTTTATATCCAAACCCATATAAATTCTCTGTTTCATTAAATGGTGCAGGAGCACAAAGTGTAAAAACTACAAGCCGCGATGGTTTAATTACTACAACTACATCATATAATGGTTCACCAAACCCAAAAATTGATATACAATTTAAAAATCTTAAATATGTAAAAATTAAATATTTAATGTTACCTAGAACAATTTTATATAAACGTATAGACTCATCTGGTGTTGAATATAGTGTACCAAGTCTTATAAACGATGGCATTAGTGGTACTATTTTAGCAAATTATAGATATCTTGTTTTAAAAATAAAAGAATTAGATGATGATAAATTATATTCAACAAATGATATTATCCGAAATAATTGCTTTATATTATACAGAGATTCAAATTATCATGATGCCATAAATGATTTATGGATTGCAACACAACCAGTACGCATTTATTATGATAATCTTTTAAAAAATAATCTTAATAAATTAACATTTGAAATAATTACTCCTACTGGCGACGAGTTTAGGTTAACATATTTTGATCCTGCTGTTCCAAACGCAACAGTTAATATAAATTATAGTGAAATTAATAATCTAACTATCAATAATAATTTTTATACAAATTATACTCCAATCATCCAAATGTCTATGGAAATTGAATTCGGAGTTTGTGAAAATCAAATAAATACACAAAAAAATTATAGAACATAGTTTTTGGTTGATTTAATTTTTCTTAACAATAATCTATATATGCTGTTATAGCACTAGAAATAAAATTCTGGTTGTGTAATCTTAAATAACGTGGACAAAATCCACTTAATCCGAAACCAAAACTTGTGCCAGAACTTAATACAATCGTATATTGTGAAAAATACCACGTTGATCCATCATTTGAACATTGTATTGTTAATGTTGTTGCTGCAGAACTAGATCCGTATATCGTAATAGATTTTATATTTAAATTTGTAAAATTAACTGATGGTGAATTTTCGCTATTTGAATTAGTAAATAAAGTAGCAGTACCTCTTGTGTTTAGTAATGTATATATATTATCCAATGTTGAATTATATACATTTAATGCATTACTTGTAGAATTTATATTATTACCACTTCCATCTACCATATAGGATTTAATATTATCTGTAGATTGATTTAAATATCTCGTATTATATACATTTAATGCGTTGCTCGTAGAATTTATGGAATTACCAGAAGTGTCAACTATATGAGATGTTATCTGATCAGTTGTTGTTAATATTTTTGTATTATATACATTTAATGCGTTACTCGTTGAATTTATATTATTACCACTTCCATCTACTGTATACGATTTAATTGAATCAGTAGTTGGTAGATAATATCTAGTATTATATACATTTAATGCATGACTTGATGAATATATTGGATTTCCACTTCCATCTTGTAATTTTGATACTACACCACCACTAATATCAACATTACCTGCACTAATTTCAACTATTAAATTACCACTTGGATTACACATTATTTCTTTTCCACCTGAACCATATATTTTTGTGCTAATATCATCTGATACTAAATATGAATTATATATTCTTTTCCGGGTATTATTTGTATCAGTTGATATTATTTCTAATTTATAGAAATTACTTCTAACTTCTAATAGAAAAACTCTCGATTCATCATTTAAATAAAATTCATCTGATGAAATTATTGTTGTCCCTGCAGAATCATATGAATGATAAATTTTTAAAGTATCATTTGTATTTGAATATGATATAATTTTTATAAATTTATTATTTGCTGTAAATTCATATGTCCCACCAGTATAATAAAAATTTGGACCAACTATATATGATGATGTACTCTGAATATTACTATCAAAAGAATTTGTAATAGAACGTTTCATAATATATATTTACTATTTTTTTTATTATTTTATAATATATGTATAAAATTTTATTTATAATCATTATTATTTGTATATTATTTGTTATCTATTATAATAATATTAATAATAATATTAATAATAATAGCAATAATAATATATATTTTTATAATACAAATAAATATCCAAATATGAAATTATTAGAAGATAACTGGGCTATAATTCAAAATGAAATACCAAAATTTAATCCCAAAACTATAACAATTTATAGAGAATAAGATGATTGGATTAATGATAAAGGTGATAAATTTATACAAAAATTAGAAAATAATGATAATTGGATTAAATCATGGGAAAAAAATGATGTCTGGTTTAATTTTCCATTAATGTATCGTAATAATGTTATTGGTAAAGCTGGAACTATATGTCCAAATACTATTAAATTATTAAAATCATTAAAGAATATAAATATAGCAGGGTATTCACTTCTTATACCAAACAGTAAAATAGAATTTCATACAGATGATACTGGTCCATCATTTAATTCAATGGCATTTAATATGAAATTATCTGGTGGTAAAAGTGATCTAAAAATAAAAGATAAAAATAATATTTATATTAATTTACATAAAAATGGTAAAGCCATTATATTTAATTCTGAATTACAACATTCTGCTGAAAATTATTCTGATTCAAATAGAATAATTTTATATGTAGATTTTTTAACAAATTAAATTTTATTTTATTTTGAATCTATATGCGGAATGGGTATAACCTTATCAATTATATATGTGTCTTCAGATAATTTTAATGGGATATGATCATCAGAAACACCAACCTTTCCAATGGGATATTTTAAATCATAATCATATACTATATATGTCTCAGGATTATACCAATAAAATTTAGGTTGAGAATATTTTATATTTCCCGAATCATCTTTTGACAGAATTTTTACCGCTTTTATTTTGATAACTTTTATTCTTACTATTTTTGAATTAGTTGAATTACTACCATTATTCATTCTCAAATCATCTATTAGATCTTCTTTATAAGATGGTCCTATTTGTTCATCAAATAATGATTTCTCTTCGAATTTAAAACATTTATAATCATCCACTAATAAATTATGTGCTTTATATAATTCACAATCTATTGCTGATTCTTTTATTGCATCCTCAAATGATTGAAGTAAACCTTCTTTACTTCTAGCAATACTTTCTATTAATTGATCGGTGCTCATTTTTTTATTTAGAGTAGATCTAATTGATTTATATCTAAATACTTCTACTACGCGTTCATTTTTTGGTAGATCTTTATGTGAACACAAACGTATAGCACGACCAACCATTTGTTTTATACGTACTTCGTGCCAATATGGTTCAACAATATGTACTTGACGCGTATTTTTAAGTGACAAACCTTCAGCACCAGCTGGAGAAATCATAATAATTTTTACAACATCACCTTTCTTATTTTCATTAACATTAAATTGTTCGACATTCTTAAAACGCTCTTCTTTATCTATACCACCATGATATTCTATATATCTAAACCCGTTAGTACCAGTGTTCATATCCTTAAAAGATGAGAAGCCAAAATATTTTAAATACATTTTAAATATCTGTAAACCTTCCATAAGAACATAATTTGAATATACTAATACAGGACCAGGAGAACGTAATATATTTAATATTATTGTTAAATACTTTGCAGAACACGCATATAATGCTTCAAATAATTGCGATTTTTGTTTCTCTTTATTATAAAATTCTGTAAGATTATAATTATAATTTTCTCTTATCTTTTTAATATCATCGGCTATAGTATATTTTTTATCTTTATCTGAATATAATTTTGTTGTTAGATATGAATCATACGAATTAACAAATTTTTCTACCTGATTTAAATAATCACTAACATCATAATATTTTTCATCTTTATCCTCTTCAATATCTAATTCGCCTTTATCAATTCTATCAGATAATTTAAAATTACGTGGTCTAGGTCTATTCTCTCCATTTAATCCTTGACCCATAGCTGGAAAAACGAAATTACATGATTGACGTGTATAAGACATATATGTTTGTGATCTCTTACTTTTTTTTTGAAATGAATCTTCTAATTGTGAAAAATAATCGTATATTTCATCTTGATATTTTGACATTGGTACATCTACATATGTTACAACTTTTCTAGCAAAATAATCAGGTGTTGCACCAATATAATATGATACTAAACCTAATATACGTCTTTGAAAATTATTTTTATATAATGGATTTAATGTTTCCATACCACCTGAACTTAATGATATATAATATTGATTAAATTGTGCTTCTGATTTTGGAAAAGTACCAGAACGTAATAAATTAAAGAGTAATGCTAATTCAAAAGGTCTGTTAATTGTTGGAGTAGCTGTTAATAATATTACTCGAACACCTTCACTTTCTTTTTTATCTTGCATAATATAATCATAAATTGTTTGAGCTCTTTTACCAGATCCAGTTGATATATTTGAATAGACGTTACCTATAAATAAATGTGCTTCTTCAATAATATATAAATTTTTTTTAGATGTATCTGCATTTTTAACAGCATCCATAAATGATTTATCAGCATTTGGTGCATTATATGATATGAATTTTATATTTCCTAATCTATATTCTTTATCTTCTTTTTGTAACCAAGTCTCCATCTCTTTTATCCATCCAGCACGAAGTGTAGCTGGTAATAATATAAAAACATTCCAAGCTGGACTAGAATTATATAAAACATTATACAAATTAATTGTAGAAGCAGTTTTACCAGATCCTAAACCATGATACACTAATAAATTTTTATATGGACTATTATAATCTATTATTTTACTTATAAACAATTGATATTCTCGTAATTTTTGTGGTCCACTTGTAGCACATGCGTCATAATTTTCATCTTGAATAATTTCTGGTAATTTAAATTGTGGAAAATTAGCTAACACCCAAGATGGAAATAATCTACCATTTATTTTTAAATCAATATATTTTTCACGATTTTTTTGATATGACATATATTATATACAAATATAATATAATTTTATTTATAAAAACATATAAATATTTTATAAATAAATATTATATGAAATTTATAAGTGGAGGAGGATTATTTAATTTTACAAAATTTTTTTTTATAACTATTGTAATATGTACGCTTGCATATTTTTCTTTACAAATACAAAAAAATAAATTTGATAAAAAATATACTGTTGCATTATTAACAGTTTTTGTTTTTACATTATGTGGTGGATTATTTGTAACAAAATTAAGAGGAACTGGTCCGTATGGTGCATTTTATATATTAAAATTTATATTTTTAGGAGGACCATTAATTACTATGTTAATTCTTAATAGTTTACTAGGTAGTGATAAATTTTAAATTATAATTCATAATATTCATCATCTGAATCTTCATCAGAATTATTATTTTTTATAGCACCTAATTTTATTAGGGCTTCTTTTGCTGCTAATTGTGCAGCATGTGTTTTTGAAGTAGAAATACCTTTACCAATAACTTTACCATCTGGATTTTTTGCAATCATCTCAAATTTTTTTCTTGGTTTCTCATCAATTGTATTAATTAAAACATATGTAGGTGTTGTTCTATATCCATTTTTATGATAATACTGCATAAGTAATTGTTTATAATTATCATCATTATTTATCATATCTGCAAAATCTATCATCGTATCAATTAAATTTATTATAAATTTTTGACATGTTTCATAATTTGTTTCTAATTTTAATGCTCCTATAAATGCCTCAAATACATCTTCCATTATATTTATATTATTTTCTCTACCACCTGACAATTCAATATTTCTTGATATAATGGCATATTCATGAAATCCCAAATTTCTACTAAATTTATTTAATGTTTCTCCTTTCTCTATTCGTGTTCTGATTGTTGTCAAAAATCCCTGATCAGCATTTGGATATCTACGAAATAAATATTCTGCTAATACGGAATGTATTACTGCATCTCCAAGATATTCTAATACTTCATATGACTTATCTTGTAATGGTATTGTTTTTTTTATTAATTTATCATTAATTGGTTCTAATTCTAATAATAATTTTATAAATTTATCTGTAAGTTGTTGTTCTTTTAAATATGATATATGAATAAATGCTTGTCGAAAATTATTTATATTAATCACTTTGTGATTAATAGAATACTTTTTTAATGTTGTTTCAATAAATTCTGCAGATATAAATTTATTTTTCTCATTAAGAATATATTTGTAATATTGTTCTGTCATTATCTTATTAACTATATTATATTATTATTTAGTTAACTACTATTAAGTTAACTAAAATAAATTAAAAAAATTTCATTTTTTAAACATCAACAACATCAACAACATCATCATCATCGACATCAACATCATCGACATTATCATCATCGACATTATCATCATCGACATCATCATCATCGACATCATCATCAACATCATCAACATTATCAACATCATCATCGAAATTATCACTATTGTCATTTTGTGTATTAAATAATTTTGAATGTTTTATATTTTTTATTTCATTGCCTGATATATTTGAAAAATAAAAATTATTGGCTTTTTCGTTTTTTTTATTTTTATTTGGATCGTATATATACATCGATGGTTTATTATTTTCTTTTCTTTTTTCATAACGTATTAAATTTTCATGTTCTGGATTAAAATCAGGATATATACAATCTATAATAAAATCTCGAAATATAGTATTATCTAATAGATTAAATTTATTTCTTCTAAAATAATATTCACGTATAATTATTATATGTGATACATACTTTTCATAAATTATTTTCATATTATTATTTTTAAATATATGATTTTTAAAAACATTAATTTGGGCATATAATAATATCAAATTAAAAGAACCTATATTTATTTTAATATCAGAGTATTCTATATTTTTATTATAATCTATAAAACTTACTTTTTGATATGGTAAACATCTATTATCATAATCATATATTATTAAAATCAATTCTCCATCTACATATATCTCAACATTATATCCATTATACATAAAAAATGGATAATATTCTTTATACGATATATTTAAATCTGAAAAAGTCTCTTTTAATTTATTGTAAATATTATTAAAATCATTTCTATAATTTTTTGATATTAGTTCTATATAAGGGATATCAACTAAATCAAATTTATTATATTTTGATTTTATTAGAAAATAATTATACACATAAAAACCAATAACAATAATATCATTTTTATTTTTTATTAAATCATATATTAATTCTATACACTTATCTAATTTATCTTGATTATCAATTGGATTTATTATTATACTTTCTTTATTTTCGTATATTGGATAATATTTATTTAACAATATCAAACGTTCGTATGTTTTTTCTATTCTCCAATTACTGCATAATGGATCAGATAATATCTTTAAATAATCTATTATCATAAATTGTGAATTTGTATATTTTATATTATTAATAAGTTTAAATGGTATCTTGTCATAAATATATTTTGGTACATATGTAATATCACAAAATAATTCATAATTAACATATACACTATATGTATTTTTATGTTTAGCTTCTCTCCCATTAACTTTTATAAATCCACTTTCATGTATTTTATTACATATATTTATTATATCTGTATTTGGATCATACGAATAAAAATCAATATCCGGTAATTCTTCAATATCATATATCATATCATTTTCATTTTTAAGTTTTATCAATTCGTTTAATGCATAACCTCCATATATCTTTCTATTATTATCTTTAATATAATCTAAAATTATTGAAAATATCTGTTCTCTTTCAGTACAATTTGGATGAAAATTATTCATCATAACTGTTCTTATTTGTTTATTAATATCTTTAATATTATTTTTTATTAATGATAAATCTGTGTTTGTATAGAGCTTCATATCGTTTAGTTATATTTAGTTATATTTGGTTAACTTGATTATTTGCTTATCTTAGTAAAAATATAATTCAACTTTTTTAATTAAAAATTGAATTATATTTAAGTTAACTATATAATATATAGCTTAACTATATACTAAATAGCTTAACTATATACAATGTCACAAACTATTTCACTTGATACATATTCTCAAGATAAAGAATATTTAGATCAATTTGATTTTATTATGGAAAATTCTGCACATTTACCAATTGATTTTATTAAAATGTCCGAATCTGTTATAGATAGAAAAGAAACTATAAAAAAAATAGATGATGTTATAAATTGTTATAATATTTCTGAAGATATTGAAAAAGGTATTTTTGAATCATCACTTAATTATGTCATATCAAATAATTATCCATATCATTTTTTTCATCTAACTTACTACGATAAATTAGAAAACCTATTAAATAATCTTGATGATAAAAATGAACATGTTCAAAATAAAACTCTTATTAATGATATTCTTACAAATAAATTAAGCGGTCAGATTATTGCATTTTTACATCCATATCAACTTCATCCACAAAGATGGAAATCTATCATAGATAAAAATAATCTTCGCGATGATACTCTTTCAAAAGTTAATACAACTGATGAATTTAAATGTATGAGATGTGGTGAAAAGAAACATACATATTATATTACACAAACCAGATGTATTGATGAACCAGCTACTATATTCTATACATGTACAGTATGTAGAAAGACATTCAAAAAATCTATGTAATTTTTTTAAATGTCTTATTGATTTAGATGATTTTAGATCATTTTTTAGCTTGTTTTTTAGATGATTTTTTAGATGATTTTTTAGCTTGTTTTTTAGATGATTTTTTAGATGATTTTTTAGATGATTTTTTAGATTTACCACCTGTTTGATTAACTTGTGATTTTTTTACTTCTGTATTACCGTTTGATGTTCCTGTTCTTTGTACTACGCGAAGTCCACTTGCATCATAAACCATTTGTTCGTTTGGATACTGTTCTGTTGCCACTGTTGCTACTGTTGTTTTCACAGCATTATTTAATTCTCTTAATTCATCTATTGTAATTTGACTCTTTTCTAATTGTTTACTGTCGGTCACTGTCATAGTCTTAATTGTCCCAGTTTCTGGATCAAAAACAAATACTTTTTCATAACTCATCTATATATTATATAAATATTATTTTTTATAAATATTATTTTTTATATATTTTTATACAAAAAATAGATCTCAGAAAATTTGGTATACCTTTAGTTATAAAAATAAAATTTCTGTCTATATATTTATTATTTTAATTAAGTTCATCATAACAAAGTTCAACATATGATGGATGAAATTTATTTATATTTCCATTAGTATTAATAGATTTCATCTTTGTTGCATTAATACATGATGATTTATTATATTTAGAATAATATTGTTCTAGATCAGATGTATTTTTAATAATGTTATTATATGGAACTGGGTTCTCAATTTTATAAATTTTATTTTCTAGTGTTTTTGGTCCAAGTAAAGTTTTCTTATCAACATCTGTACCATCAAATTTAATATTTGTTTTATTTTCTGTATTTTTATTATATTCTAGCCAAATATTAATCTCAAACTTATTAAGTAATACACCAAAGCCTCGTTGCATATATTTATTAATAATATCTACTGGATTACGAACACCTGCAAAATATTTATATTCAATATTTAGTCCGGTCATCATTGCAGATATACAACTAGGAAGTATGTATACATTATCGCCTTGATAATATGCTCTGACACAAGGAAAGTGGAAACGAGCAACAGTACTAAAGAATTCTTTATCACGTATACGGAATGTTTCTATTTTTGTTGATTTACAAAATAATTTATATCTAATATTTTCCGAGATTTTCATCACCATGTGATTTTCTTTTTGTGTAAAAATATTACCAAAATCATTTCGATAATATACAACATCTGAATCTTGTACATCATATGTTTCATAATTTGCATAATCAACTTTATAAATATTCATATTTTCATATATATTTGGTATCATATATTCTTTTACAAATATATTATTTTTATTATTATCGTTAAGTATTTTTTTATTTGTTAACATTTTTGAGTTAATATATTTGGTATACATATAAGTTTTAAATAGGATATCATCGGTCATATTTTCAAATTCCTGAATTGTTTTATTAAATCCATATGTATCATTAAAGTCTTTCAGATAATATTCAAAGAAATATGATGTAATTGAAATTGCAAAAGTTTTAACAGATTCAAAACTGGTTTCTTTTGGAGTAGCATTTATATTTTTTTGTAAAGTTTCATAGACAGTATTAACAGAATCTAAAAATGATACAATTGATGAATCATTTGACATTAAATCCACATCAGAATCAGCATAATATTTATTAATAAATTCTTTAAATCCTTCGGTTTCATTATTATTATTTTTTTTAATAATCTGATCTAATAAAATAGATCGTTTTTGTAAACAAGCAGTAATAGCCGAACCAGATACACCAAATTTTGACCAATCAAGTCCTACAAATGGATTAAGGTCTGGATTACCAGTAGTAAAAATATTAAATCTCTTTTGAAATGTTGCTAAATCTGTAACACCGTATCCATCATATCCATTAATATATGTAATACCATAAGTATTATCTTGTAAAATTTCTACATCATCCGTAAGTACTGTAATATATGGATTTTGTTTTATATCAGAATAAATGTATGGAAATACTGGCAGTTTATTTGCAGTATTAATATCAAATACAAATCGACTCTTTTTAGTAGATTTTGTTCTAGCTAGACATTCTTCTAGATAAAAATTTAGCCATGTATAACCAATAGTATATTTGAATACGTGTTTATATTTTTCAATCATTGGTATAATTTGTTCAAGCATATTTTTATTATTAAGAATAAGATGACAATATTCTTTTGATACTAATAAACTATTTACAAAATTATATTTGAGTTTATCATTATTAAGCATATTATACATATTTAGAATATAATCGTTATTAATATTCTTGTTATCAATTATTGTACTGAAAAATGTACGCTTTTTATTCGTTTTTTCTTTTCGAATGATAGCTGATGGATCTACAAAAAGATCTTTTTTCTTAATAATTTTATTATTTGCTGATTTCTGAATAACATTATCTTTAATATCAATTTTAATATTATTTTTAATATCATTTTTAATATCATCAATTGGATAATCTTTTTTTCCTTTTTTAAGATGTTTAATAGATTGTCCGATGGGATAATCATTATTTTTTACAAAATTAAGGTTTGTAAAATTTTTATTTTCATTTTGATTGATCACTTGAAATGAATTTGATGTACGTTGATTATTAAATTCTCGATCAATGAAACTTGTAGTAATATTGATATCTAGATTTTTTTTATCAGACCAATAATCTGATTCTTTTAGATTTTTAAACATATCATTCAGTTCAACATTAAGATAATCTAGATTTTTTTTGTCTCCTAGATAATATGTATACATATCAAGTTTAGTCTCTATATCTTGAATATCATTAGATGATTTATACATATCGCAATATTTACGCGTATTAGATTCATTCATCTCAAAAATACTAAGAACAATTTCTGATTCATTAAAATTTCCATCCGGAAATAATTGTATTAAATCATCTTTATTAACAATAACAGATTTAAAATAATGGTCTTTATTTTTTAGAATATTAATCCCTGTACGAAAGTGTGTAATATTTTTTATATTCTTTAGTTCATCTTTTACAATATTCATCTTAAAAAAGATATCAATATTTTCTGGTTTCATATAATCACACAGAGTCATAATTATAACAGAATTAAAATTACGATAAATATCTCCCCATGTTATTGTTTTAAGATTACCTCCTTTTTGACTAACATAAAATGGATTTGTAATATCTGTATTCTTATTTTCTTCATTATTATTTTTATTGATTCCATATTCTAATTCATCATATTCAAAATTATATTCCAGATCAAATTCACATACGTCTCGAATATCAGTAATAAATGGGACCGTAACAGACATTATATTAATTTATATATTGTTTATTATATTATAAATAAAATATTAGAATATATATAATTCAATTTTTTTTCTTAGTCATCTTCTGAACGTACTTTTTTATATTTATTACGTCTTGTCAGTACATTGTTTTTAACATCATTAATATTTTCATTATTATTATTATGTTTTCCAATTTTAGCATAAATTTGTTTTTTAGGGGCAAGGCGTACCATTGTAACACTTTTTAAATCATCACTCTGTTCCGCATTCTGATCAGTTTCTGGTTCTGTAACTTGTTCGGTGACTGATTCTGCGATTGGTTCAGTAACAGGTTCTGCGATTGGTTCAGTAACAGGTTCTGCGATTAGTTCAGTAACAGGTTCTACAACAGGTTCTGTAACAGGTTCTACAACAGGTTCTGTAACAGGTTCTACAACAGGTTCTGCGATTTGTGTAGTCATATCTTTAATTAGAACATCGTTCATAATCTCAATATTAACTTCATCAATCGGATTTTCTTCGACTTCTTCTTCTTCGACTTCTTCTTCTTTTTCGACTTCTTCTTCGACTTCTTCTTCGACTTCTTCTTCGACTTCTTCTTCGACTTCTTCTTCGACTTCTTCTTCGACTTCTTCTTCGACTTCTTCTTCGACTTCTTCTTCGACTTCTTCTTCTTCGACTTCTTCTTCTTCGACTTCTTCTTCGACTTCTTCTTCTTCGACTTCTTCTTCTTCGACTTCTTCTTCTTCGACTTCTTCTTCGACTTCTTCTTCTTCGACTTCTTCTTCGACTTCTTCTTCTTTTTCGACTTCTTCTTCGACTTCTTCTTCTTCGACTTCTTCTTCGACTTCTTCTTCTTCGACTTCTTCTTCGACTTCTTCTTCGACTTCTT